TTATAGAATGACTTTAAAGTTGCATAGTGCTAGTACTTAGTTTCCTGATTCGTTGACTAATGCAGGATAAAAGGATTCCGATTCGGTAGGTACTGCAACTAAGTAATAGTGCTAGGCATCACTTAAAACTGCCTACTTATATTAATAATTAATGGAGGGTAAAGAAAATGAAAAACTATAAGGTAACTTATTATGATGAGATAGAAGCTGAAACAATAGAGGAAGCTTATGAAATATTATTAACACATTTAGCTTCTGATGTTGAATATCAAGATGTAGAAGCGTTTGAATTTGAGGAGGAAAAATGAAAGTAAAACATTTAAAAACTAAAACAACTATTGAGCTAACTCCACAAGAGTTAGATAAATATGCAGAGTATCTAAAAGAATTAGATAGTGCAACGTCTACATTACATGAGTGTGGAGAGTTGTGGCTAAGTGATTTAACTAAGTTAGATAACTTAGAGTGGAGACTAGCAGACTTGTTAGGTCTTGAATTTGATAGAGAGACTTGGAAATACAAGAGGAAATCAAAATGATTGACGTATCAAATGCAACACTAGATGTTATTGAAGCAGTTAAGACTAGACGTTCCGTTCAGTTTGACTATGGACATGATGTTATTAGAGAGATAAAACCAACAGCATTCTTTGGAGACTTTGACGGCTTTGAAGGTACTGATGAGAATACAGAAGAAAAAGAATTCAGAAGGTTTAGGTTTGATAAGATTGAAGAGTGGTTAGGAATACCTATACAGTATAAAGTCTATGTTGAACTAGACATGAGTGGATACCCTACAGATAGCGAAGTAGTAGACAAACTACATAAACTATTAGATAGTGCTGAACCTATTATGTATACACTTAAACCACAAGGAGACTTATGAATATATTTTATTTTTATGACTGTCCTATTGCTTCAGCTAAAGCACAGCCTGATAAGATGCTAGTGAAGATGCCATTGGAAACTGCACAGATGTTATGTACTGCTCATCGAGAACTAGACGGGGATGATTATGCAGACGAGGTGGGTTTATATAAGAGAGCCTATTGGAATCATCCTTGTACGATATGGGCTAGAAACAGTAGTGCTAATTATGAATGGTTGTATCAACACTTTTTAGCTTTAGGTGAAGAGTATACTTACAGATATGGTAAAGTTCATGCAAGTGTATCTAAGCTATCAAATGCATTAGAGTTTATTCCTTATAATATTAAAGTTACAGAACGCATGACACCTTTAGCACAAGCTATGCCTGATGAATACAAGAATGAGAACCCTATTAAAGCGTACAGAGATTACTGTATCAACGAGAAACACTATGCTAAGTGGGAGAAAGGTAGAGATAAACCTGAGTGGTGGTCACATGACTGAGTATGATGCACATGAGATGTATAAAGAGCAAGTTGAAAAAAATAGAATCACTTCTCTTCATGCTAATGGTGGAGTACTTGAAGTTAGATATGCTGACGGAACAATGGCAGTTTATAAGAAAAGTAAATGGAGAAATAAATTTAATTTAATTAAAAAAAGACTGGACTTGGAATAGCAATCCATGTTATAATAATAGTATATATATGAGAAATTTAAACAGTAAAGAAATAACATTAAACAGAAAACAATATCTTAAACTAGGATCAGACCATAATATTATGACTGATATGTATGAGATGAAAATGGCTCACGAACTAAGAGTAGTTGGTGATAAATTTATTCTTAAGTTTGTTGATAATCAAATGTTAGATATTTTTATTGGTTATATTTACAATCAATATTTGAGGGAACTATAATATATGCCTATGAACTATACACCTAACATCATAGCCCTCACTATAAATCCTATAGTTAGTGTGTATGTCAATCAGATTGGCTCTAGTTTGAGGTCTAGGAGTTCACTAAAAACCTCACAGTTTATTAACAATAATGGAGAAAAAATATGCCGATAATCGGAACTTTCCCTTGTGAATGGGCTAGTATTAAAACCCCAAACACAACCTTTACCCCTGAGTATCAGATCACTTTAGTCATTGACGACAAGACTGCTGACGACTTTTCTAGTCGTGGCTTTAATGTTAAAGATGTTGAAGGTGTTAAGAAACTTATGTTTAAAAGAAAAGTGTCTAGGAAAGACGGAACTCCTAATGCAGTTCCAAAACTTTTAGATGCTGATAAAGAACCTTTAGATGTTGCCGTTGGTAATGGATCAAAGGTTAATGTTCAATACAGAGAATGGGAGACTTCAAATAACTACGGAGACTTCAAAGGTCTTGACCTACAAGCAGTTCAAGTAGTTGATCTTGTAGAGTATACAGGGTCGGACGGAAGTGAACTCACATCTCTTGGTGATGATAACGACTTGGAGTTTTAATTATGAACGAAGCAGTAAACAATCCAACACCTTATATAACTATTGACGGAGTTGATATATCAGTAGAGGACTTGCCTGAAGAAGGTCAAGGAATCTTTGGTAGATTACAGAGACTGAATCAAAAGAAAGTTAATCTTACTTTAGACTTGGAAGAGTTACAAGCAGGAATAAATTTCTTTTCTAACAGGATCATTGCGATAGTTAATGAAGGAGAAGACACAACAACAGATGATGTTGATGTGGTCGAAGAACTATCGGAGTCTAACGACTCAGACTAGTGTGCCTAACAAGTTGCTAGACCTTGATAAAACTAGCACTTTTTTAATTAACGTGAGGGAATCAATATGGCTTTTGTAAAACATAAATTACCATGCCCTAAATGTGGAGGTAGTGATCCAGTCTCTTTGAATGATGATGGATCAGCTAAATGTTTCAGTTGTGAAACTTATTTTTTAAACTACAATAAAGCAGTAGCCGGAGAAGAAGTGGTGTCAAAGAAAGAACAAGAATCTACTAACCTACATGGAGGAGACTTTGTTGCATTGACAGATCGTAGAATATCTGAAGCAACTGCTAAGAAGTACGGAGTTAAAAGCATACTGTCTAGTAATGGTGATATAGTTCAACATCTATATCCATATTTCAACAAACACGAACTATCTGCTACGAAGATACGTTACGTCAGGGATAAAAACTTTTCTGTTAAAGGTAGCTTTGACGGAACAGGATTGTTTGGCGAGCAACTCTTTCAAGCAAAAGGTAAGGCGATTACAATTACCGAAGGTGAGTGTGATGCAATGGCTTGCTATGAATTAATGGGTAGCAAGTGGGCATCTGTATCTATTAAGAGAGGATCATCAGGAGCAGTCAAAGATGTTAAAGAAAGTTTAGAGTTTCTTGAAAGCTTTGATAGTGTAGTGATTTGTTTTGACGGAGACAAACAAGGACAGGACTCAGCTAAAAAGGTAGCGATGTTGTTTCAGCCTAGTAAGGCTAAGATAATGGTACTACCAAATGGTTACAAGGACGCAAACGATATGCTCCGTCAGAACAAACATAAAGAATTTATTGAAGCATGGTGGTCTGCTAAAGTTTATACTCCTAGTGGAGTTATAAATGTATCTGAATCTAAACAGGACTTCTTTGATAGAGAAAAGAAAGAGAGTGTAGCTTATCCTTGGAAAGGTTTAAACGACAAGCTTTATGGATTACGTGCCGGAGAGTTGTTAACTTTAACCGGAGGGACAGGACTCGGCAAGTCTTCAGTAACTCGTGAGTTAGAACATTGGCTCATTAAAGAAACTAAAGATAATGTAGGAGTCATTGCTCTTGAAGAAGATTGGAGAAGAACAGTAGACGGAATCTTATCTATAGAAGCTAACGCTAGATTATATATAGATCAAGAGAGAGATAACTTTTCTCAAGAAGAGATAGATAACTTCTTTAATATTCTTTATGACGGAGAAAATAAAAACCGAGTATGGATTCATGCTCACTTTGGTACTAATAGTATAGACGAAATCTTTAACAAGATAAGGTTTATGATAGTGGCTTGTGATTGTAAGTGGGTAGTAGTAGATCACTTACATATGTTAGTCTCTGCTATCCATGAAGGAGATGAGAGACGAGCGATAGACAATATTATGACTCGCCTTAGAAGTATAGTTGAAGAGACAGGAGCAGGTCTTATATTAGTATCTCACTTGAGAAGGGTTGACGGAAACAAAGGACACGAGAACGGAATAGAAGTCAGCCTTTCTCACTTAAGAGGTTCACAAAGTATTGCACAGTTATCTGATTGTGTTATTGCTCTTGAAAGAAACCAACAGTCTGATGACATAGAAGAATCTAATACAACAAAGGTAAGAGTATTGAAGTCTAGATATACAGGTGATGTTGGATTAGCTAGTCACTTGCTTTATGATAGAGAAACAGGTAGACTTAGAGAAGTTCCTAAAGATCAATTTGAAGATGATGCAGATGAACTATTGGAGTTATAAGAATGGACTTAGTATTTGACATAGAGACTGATGATCTGAAAGCGACTAAGATACATTGCTTAGTTGCTCAAGACATAGACTCAGGAACTATATATAAATATCCTCCTGATAAACTACAAGAAGGATATGAACTATTGTCTAAGGCTGATAAATTAATTGGTCATAATATTATAGGATTCGATATACCTATGGTTGAAAAGTTTGGAGATGTAAAACTTTCTCATAAGCCTGTAGTTGATACTCTTGTTATGTCAAGACTATTCAATCCTGTTCGTGAAGGCGGACACAGTTTAGAGAAGTGGGGATTTAGATTAGGATTTAACAAGATTGATTTTGATGATTATAAAAACTATTCTAAAGAAATGCTAACCTATTGCACTCGTGATGTTCAATTGAATACAGTTCTCTTTCATCATCTTAGACAAGAAGGAACAGGATTTAATAAAGAATGTGTTGCTCTTGAACAAGAAGTGGCGAGAGTAATTAAAGAACAAGAAGTAAATGGATTTAAGTTTGATATTGAGAAAGCTGAATTACTTCTTGCTGAACTTCGACAGAAGATGCACGAAGCAGAAGATGAAGTGCATAAGGTGTTTAAACCTAAGATGATTGACATTAGAGAAGTTAAACCTAAACTTAAGAAGGACGGAACATTATCTAAACAAGGTTTAACAGAAGAAGAATTTAATGAAAGACTACCAACTAATAATATAAAACCTTTCATGCGTAGGAAACTTCAGGACTTTAATCTTGGATCACGTAAACAGATAGGGGAATATCTAATAGAGTTTGGTTGGAAACCTAAGAAGTTTACTCCTACAGGTCAGCCTATTGTAGATGAGACAACTCTATCTAATATTAAAAACATTCCTCAAGCAAAACTAATAGCTGATTATCTTTTATATCAAAAGAGAATTGCTCAAATAGATTCATGGATAGAAGCAGTTGAGAATGATGGTAGGGTACATGGGTTTGTAATACCTAATGGAACTATCACAGGGAGAATGTCGCATAGGTCTCCAAACCTCGCTCAAGTTCCTAGTTTAGCTAGTGAATATGGGAAGGAATGTAGATCATGTTGGACTGTTGAAGATAATTATAATTTATTAGGTGTTGATGCTTCTAGTTTAGAACTACGAATGTTAGCACACTATATGCAAGACGAGGAGTTTATAAATGAAATCATTAACGGAGACATACACACCGCTAATCAAAAATCTGCAGGACTTGAATCAAGAGATCAGGCAAAAACTTTTATTTATGCCCTTATCTACGGAGCGGGAGACTCAAAACTTGGCTCTGTGGTTGGAGGAAGCCAAGCTGATGGTAAGCGACTTAGAGAACAGTTCTTTAATAATAAACCATCATTTAAATCTCTTAGAGATAAAGTACAAAGAGCATCTGGAAAGCATTGGCTCAAAGGAATAGACGGAAGAAAGTTATTAATTCGCACACAACACGCTGCTCTCAACACTTTATTACAGGGTGGAGGTGCTATAGTTATGAAGAGAGGATTGGTTATGCTTGATGCTTTAATCAGCCTTAATTCACTTGATGCTAGATTTGTTGGTAACATACACGATGAATGGCAAATAGAAGTGAGAGAAGATTTATCAGATTTCGTAGGAGAACTTGCAGTTAATTGTATTATTAAAGCAGGTGAACATTATAATCTTCGTTGTCCTATGGATGGCGAATACAAAGTAGGGAGGAATTGGAGTGAAACACATTAACACTAAAATATGTACTAGGTGTCACGTAGAAAAACCTGCTACTAGAAAATATTTTCCAACACGAGAAAAAGGAATTTTACGTGCTGACTGTCGTGTCTGTTATAATCAATGGCGAAGAGAAAGCCCTAAATATGCAAAGACATCTATTATAAGTGAATGTAGACGTAGAGCTGCTGAAAAAAATAGAGAGTTTTCTTTGGATAAAGATAAACTAGAGTTTCCAAAAGTTTGTCCTATATTAAACATAGAATTAAAACATGGAAGGGATAATTGGGAGAACTCTCCTAACATAGATAGAATTGATAACACAAAAGGGTATACAATGGACAATGTTATTGTTGTTTCAGCTTTAGCTAATACAATTAAAACTTCTGCTAGCCCTAATCAAATTATAAAAGTTGGTGAGTTTTATAAAAAACTTTACGAAGAAAAAAATATTAATTTTTAAAAGAAAAAAGGGTGAATATGAAACACATTAATTTAAAAGATACTAATAACAATAGTAGGAAGGGAGACTTCGCAGAATATTATGCTGTAACATGGTTATGGGATAATGGTTATGAAGTCTTTCAAAATTCAGGATGTTCAGGTCCGATTGATATGATTGCAATAGATACTGATGGAAGCGTAACTTTAATAGATGTTAAAACATTTAAAATAGGTTCTAATGGAAAATTCTGTAATGTTCCACATTCCCGAACAGAATACCAAAAAAAATTAGGAGTAAAAATATTAGGTTTTAATCCTGAAACTAGAGAACTTAGATTTATAGAGCATAAGTAATGAAAAAACTAGATACATTAGTAGACGACATATACAAGAAGCTATCTGTTCTTGGTAAGGGTAAGTCTTTAAACTTATCTGAAGAATCTATAGAACAGTTTGGTGAGTCTATGAAAGAAGTTCTTCGTCATTGGTCTACACCTAAACCTAGAGCAACAGAAACTTTACGCATGTCTAATATAGGTAGACCTAACAGACAGTTATGGTTTGATATGAAGACAGAACAACAGGCTCAAGAGATTCCGCCTTCAACCTTCATTAAGTTTCTTTATGGTCATATGTTAGAAGAAGTAGTATTACTATTAGTTAAACTAGCAGGTCATACAGTTTCAGACGAACAGAAGAATGTTAAGATTAAAGGTATCGAAGGACACATGGACTGTGTTATAGACGGAGAAGTTATAGATGTTAAGACTGCATCAGGTTATGCTTTTAAGAAATTCAAAGACGGAACACTAGCAGAGGATGATACCTTTGGTTACATGTCTCAGTTAGCAGGATATGAAGCAGGACATGGTACTTCTAATGGTGGATTCTTGGCAATGAATAAAGAAAGTGGAGAACTTGCACTTTATATTCCGGAAGAACTTGACAAACCTAACATAGAGACTAAAATAGATACAGTCAAGAAGTCTTTAAAGAAGTCAGCACCGCCTGAACTTTGTTACAAGCCTATACCTGATGGGTCTTCAGGAAACATGAAACTTCCTAGAGGATGTTTCTTCTGTAGACATAAGTTAGAGTGTCATAAAGATTCCAATAATGGGAAAGGACTTAGAGTATTTAAATATTCTAAAGGACTTTCATACCTAACCCAAGTTGTTAAAGAACCTAGAGTAGAAGAGATTACACATGAATTCAAAAAAAGAAAAGCAAGTAAGAAAAAAAGCAAAGCAGTTAATGTTTGATTGGTTGTTGACTGTAGTTCCTGAAGACGAAAAAAAGAAAGTTAGTATAGAAAACTTATATGATTATCTTCCGGAACAAACTCACATCTATGCTAATAGACAGTTAAGAATTTCTGCGTACACTTTACGTTGGTTTATAAAAAGAATTAAACATTTAATTAAACAAGGCAGAAAAGATTTTAACTCAATCACAGTTAAGGAGATTGAAGATGTCTGAGGATTTTGAAAAAACTATTACATGGAATCTAGACAATATTGAGTTAGGAGAATTGATTATGGTTGTAGGTAGTTATATTTTTTCAGGAAGCACTATGGATGATGTAGATATTGAAGTGCTTGAAAAACTTTCAGCTTTATCCCAGATAGAATACACTAGAAGATTGACAGAAGTTCCTAAGAATGAGATAATACACTAAGGAGAAACATGAGTTATAAATTTAACGAAGGAAATATAATACAACAAATAGAAAAGTATGTAGATGAAACATACGACAGACACTATGCAGGTGGTAAGTATCAAGCAACTGATATGATAATAGACTCAGGACACGGAGAAGGATTCTGTATGGGTAACATTATGAAATATGCTATGAGGTGTGGTAAGAAAGAGGGAACAGATAAAGAAGAAGACTTATTAAAAATAATACATTATGCAATTATAGCAATACATTTAGGAGATATATCAGATGATTGAAGATAAGATAGGCAAGAAGCCTTACTTAGGAATCGTAATAGACTACGATAAGGAAAAGAAACTAGACAAGTTTAGTTTAGATACATTAAAAGATAGATATTTATGGGAGAATGAAACACATGCACAAGAAGCATTCGGACGAGCAGCCGTCTTTGCTGCAACTTTTAAAGGAGAAACTGATTTCGATCTTGCCCAAAGACTTTATCAATACAGTTCCGATTTGTGGTTTATGTTTAGTACTCCTATACTTTCTAACGGAGGAACAACTCGTGGCTTACCTATTAGCTGCTTCCTTAATTATGTACCTGATAGTAGGCGTGGGCTATCTGATCATTATGATGAGAACATTTGGCTTGCGAGTTCAGGTGGAGGCATCGGTGGATATTGGGGAGATGTTCGTAGTAATGGGGTTTCTACTAGGCACGGCTCTCGTTCTACTGGATCAATCCCTTTTATGCATGTTGTAGATTCTCAGATGTTAGCCTTCAATCAAGGTGTAACTAGACGGGGTTCTTATGCTGCGTACATGGACATATCTCATCCGGAGATTGAAGAGTTTATTAACATGCGTAAAGAATCAGGCGGAGATATAAACAGAAAGTGTTTAAATATACACAACGGAATTAATATCACTAATGAATTTTTAGAAGCAGTAAAAGAAAATCAAGAGTGGAGACTAATTGATCCTAAGAGTGGTGAAGCTGTTAAGATTGTTAACTCAAGAGATTTATGGTGGCAGATGTTGAACGCTAGGGCTGAAACAGGAGAGCCTTACATGATTAATATAGACACATGTAATGAGCATCTGCCGAAACAACAAAAAGATTTAGGACTAAGAGTTAATCAAAGTAATCTTTGTTCTGAGATAGTGTTAGCTACTAACGAAGAACGTACTGCTGTATGTTGTTTGTCAAGTGTTAACTTAGAGTACTTTGATAAGTGGAAGAAAGATGATCAGTTTATTGGTGATCTGATTGTTATGTTAGATAATGTGTTAGAACATTTTATCGAAGCAATAGTAGATACTAGTAGGCTTGGTGGTTATAGTGCAAATTTTGAGAGGTTTAAAAATTATGTTAGAGAAGAAAAAGAAGGAATGGTTAAAGCAGCTTATTCAGCTTATAGAGAGAGGTCGTTGGGTCTTGGAGCGATGGGCTTTCATGCTTTACTCCAAAGCCAAGGAGTACCTTTCAAAGGTTTACGAGCTACGAGTATCAACAACATTGCTTTCTCACGAATCAAAGAGAAGGCTGTTGAGGCAACTGAAAGACTTGCTAAGGAGAGGGGTGAAGCTCCTGATATACATGGGAGTAATCATCGTAACTCTCATCTTTTGGCTATTGCTCCTAATGCCAGTAGTTCTATTATATGTGGTGGCACTTCCCCTAGTATTGAACCATATCGTGCTAACGTATATACGCACAAAACTTTATCAGGCTCGTACCAAGTCAGGAATAGATTTTTAGAAAAATTATTAAAAACTAAAGGACTAAGTAAAAAAGAACTTGACATAGTATGGAAAGATATTACAGGACATAATGGTTCAATACAACACATGGGTCACGTCTTTACAGACGAAGAGAAAGAAATATTTAAAACTGCACCTGAAATAAATCAGATATATTTAGT